CGTTTGTAAACGACTGGCCTGTATCATGGCCTAATGTTGACTTTTCAAACACGGCAGAAAGTTTTTTAGAGATGTTCTTTTTACCAGCGGACACGAATCAGGCGACACTGGGAACCGCTGGCGTTAACGAGGACACTGGTATTGTGCAAGTCAATGTCATGTATGTGGAAAAAAACGGGACTAAAGATCCGTACACGAAGGCAGACGAATTGATTGAGCACTTTAAGCGAGGAACGATATTAACAAGTGGAGCGGTCTCGGTGACAATAACAAAGGCGACAATAGCCCCACCGCAGACTTTAGATACACATTATCAAATCCCTGTTAGCATTTATTACAGGGCATACACTGAGAACTAGGGGGAACTATGGCTTTTGCTAGCGGCTCATTCCACGGGCTTCAATACATTGAGGAAGTGACTTTCGGGACAACTCCTTTGACTCCTGAAATGACATCCTTGCGCCACACTGGTGCCGGGCTTGTGCTTTCAAAGAACTCTTTTCAGTCGGCAGAACTGAGAAGCGACAGACAGATTTCAGACTTGAGACACGGTACAAAACAGGTTGGCGGACCAATTGACGTTGAAATGTCTTACGGTGAATTTGATGCTTTTCTTGAGGCTGCGTTGTTTGGCACATGGGCTACAGATGTGCTTAAAGCAGGCACTACAGAAAAGTTTTTCACAATTGAACGCTTATTCTCTGACATTGCTCAATACGGGGTTTTTACTGGCTGCATGGTAAATTCTTTCAGTATGAACGTTGTTCCAGATGGTATTGTGACGGCGACATTTGACGTTGTTGGCAAGGGTGCCTCATACTCTGGAACACCGCTTGATGCCACGCCCACAGCGTCGCAGGCAAATAGCCCATTTGACTCCTTTTCAGGTGTATTGAAAGAGGGCGGCGTTACTATTGGTGTTGTGACTGGCTTTGATATGACGCTCGATAACGGTCTTGCCGCTCAGTTTGTTGTTGGTAGCGACGAAACGCCAGCAATTACAAACGGTCGCTCCAACTTGACCGGAAATGTTACAGCATTCTTTGAAAACGCAACCCTGCTGAATAAATTTATCAATGAAACAGAGTCAAGCCTTGAGTTTACGCTGGGGGATGGCGTTTCAAACAGTTACACCATTCTTATTCCTCGCCTAAAGTATTCCGGCGGCGACAACACAGTGACAGACGAAGGTCCGGTAACTATCTCCATGCCTTTTCAGGCCCTGCTTGATGGCGTAACTGGAACAAACATTCAGATTACAAGGATTCCATAGTGGATATTAGCAGATTTGATACAACTGGAACAGTTGATTTTAAGCCAGTTCATCCTGTGACGGGTGAAGGAATAGATGACATCGTGCTTACAATCGTCAGCGTAGAGTCAAGACCAAAAGCAACGCATACGCAACTTGACATTATGAACACTCCGACTGCCCAAATGAATAGAAGGGCGGCTTCTGAGTGCCTTGTTGGATGGTCCGGGATAGAGTTAGATGGAAAAGTTCTCGAATGCTCCGAAGACAACAGGGTAAAGCTGTTTGACACATGCCCCTGGGTCGTTAACCAGATTTGCGCCAAGGCAAGAGACTTGTCCAATTTTTTGCCAAAAGACGAAGAGAACTAGCAGAAGCCGTAAAGCTCTTTGTCGAAATGAATACCCCCGATGACAAGGGGGTTACGGCATTAAAAACATTTGAACAGGTTGAAAAGACGAATCTGCAATTGAACATTGATCCAGCAGCGCCGGAAAAGCTCTTACAGTACAGATGTGTCGTTTCTGGAGTGCAAAACAAGCCTGAATGGTTGTTGTTCTGGGATGTGCGAACAACAATACCGTCGAACGAGCCAATAAGGATGAGTGAATTAATGGCATATCGCGACATGATGCAAGTTGAGATGACACAGCACGACGTTGCTGCGATCCGAACAATGGATATAGCGCATAGGCAAGGCAAGAAATGACAGATATTGCAAGACTAGGCATAGAAGTCGATAGTTCTGATGTGAATAAGGGTACAAAATCACTAAAGAGCCTAGAAAGCCAAAGCAGAAAAACAGAGAAGGCCGCGGACAGCGTAGCAAGTTCATTCAATGGGTTTGGCGCTGCAGTTGGCGCTGTTGTTGGTGCGTTAGCGATTCAAGAGGTCGTCGAGTTCAGCGGTACTCTCATCAATGCCGCAAGCGATGCCGAAGAGACGCAAAACAAGTTTTCTGTTGTATTTGGTAGCATCAAAGACGAGGCTGAGGGGGCTGCGTCTGCGCTTTCCGAGTTCTACGGCATGTCCGAGGAAGGCAGTAAAGCCGCTCTTGCCGGGGTTGGCGATTTGCTCACCGGGCTTGGACTTCAGCAAGACGCAGCTTTGGACCTGGCAAAACAGACTGTTCAGCTCGGTACAGACCTTGCCTCTTTTACAAACTTCTCAGGCGGGGCAGTAGGTGCAACAGATGCACTCACTAAAGCCATGCTTGGCGAGACAGAAGCAGCGAAGGCCCTAGGCCTTGTCCTGAACGAAACCCAGATGCAAGCCTATTCAGAGCGCTTGGGGCTTGTGTGGAAAGACCTGACAATAGCAGAGAAGGCACAATTACGTCTTAATGCAGCAATAGAGCAAAGCCCTAATGCAATTGGAGACTTTGCAAGGTCGAGTAAAGAGCTTGCGAACCAAATGCGCATACTTGACGCAATTGTCGATGACTTATCTGTCTCTGTAGGTAAGGGATTAAAAGACTCTGCACTTGAAGGCGTTTCAGGCATAACTGGAGCAAGGTCAGAAATTAAAGAGCTTGGCGAAATTGTCGGCTCTCTACTAAACAGCAACTTGTCTGGTATGTTGTCTCTATTTAAAGACTCTCAAACTGGCGCAATATCGCTCGCAGGATCAATAAACACGCTCAGCAAAGACGTTGTTGTAATAAACGGACAGATAAAAATCCTTGGCAACTCAATAGAGCTTGTTTTTGTAGATACCGTTTTAACTGCTGTCGATGCGATATCTTCCGTCCTTGACGTTACAAAGCAGCTTGGTGCAGCTCTGGGAGCGTTGGCATCTTTTGACTTTGGCGGAACTGGTGACGAGCTTTCAAAGATAGGTGAAATCTCACGATCATTTGGCACAGACACTGTAGAGAGATTTACCGGAGACATTAACGACCTAAAAGACGGTCTTGATGCTGCCCTTGATCCTGCCAGCAAGATAAAAGAAGAGATAGACGGAATAAACGAAGCGTCCGCAAGGGCCGCAGAATCTGTTAAGGACTCTGCCGACATTATGGCAGAGCTTGCCAAAAGTACATCAAGCGCAGAAGAACCAACAAAAGAATACTCTAAGGCCCTTGAACGCGTTCGAGACGCCATTGCAAAAATAACATTAACAACTTCAGAGTACCAGCAATACCAATTAGATAAGACATTTGAGAGAGAGGCTAGCGTTTTAGGCAAGAACAACGCAGAGCTTCAAAAATACTACTCGATACAAAAAAACATAATCCAATTTAAAAAAGGATTTGCAGATGCTGGGCTTGACGACTCTTTCACGGCTAGAAAGCTTGAAGAGGAGCAAGCTTTCAACAAGGCAATAATCCAGCTCAGGGAAGACGAAGTAGAAGCCGCAAAAAAGGCAGTTGAAGAAGAGGTAAAGGCTCAAGAAAAAGCACTTAACACTCTTCGTTCAAATGTCGAATCAGTGACAAGCAACATAGGCGACGCTTTTGCAGATATGGCGACCACTGGGAAGTTTGAGTTTGAAAGCATGGTTGATTCTATAATTGCAGACTTGGCACGGATTGCAGCACAGAGAGCGATAACAGAACCGCTAACGAGCGCTTTTTCAAGCATTGGCGGAAGTATATTTTCTGGCTTCTTCCATGGCGGCGGCGTTGTTGGAGCAGACTCGCCTTCTAAGACTGCCGATGTAAGCGCATTAGCATTTTCAGGTGCGACAAGATATCATTCTGGCGGAATTGCAGGTTTGTCACCCAACGAGGTCCCGGCAGTCTTAATGCGTGGTGAGGAA